TGGCCCGGTCTTTGTTCACTGGCAACTTGCCGGCAATGTAATGGGCTTTGCAAAGAACGACCGATTGAAGCTCTGGGGCGTCTATCGCTCCGGCAAAGCCCATGAGTGCGATGCCTGGCGCCATGTTGCCTTCAGATTGGCCGAGCACTTCCGTCACGCCCAGTCGCGGCCCGCGCCAGCGACCAGAACGCGCGTTCGCCACCGCAGAAACCTGCATCGCTCCTAGCTTTCCACCAAACCTCCGGCTAGGGCGCTAAGCTCTCTGCCATGCCGTACACTGGCCCCTACGTCCTGACGCCGATCCCGCCCGAGGTGCAGCCGTTCGCGGCGCAGACTTGGGAAGTGTGCGAACTTGGGCCGGGCCAAATCCCGCCGCCATTCGACGTGATGATCCCGAGGGAGTACGACGCTCGACGCGACGAGCTACCGATCCAAGGCCCATCCTTTACGGCCCGACCACCCGAGCGACCCTGGTAATGGCCAAGACCAAGCTCTACACGCCGTCTACTGATCGCAAGCTCATGGCAAAGAAGGCCAAGCGCGAGGAGCAACTGGCGAAGGACATGATCACTATTGCCGAAGGCGGTAAGTGTGAAGCCAAGACGACTCGTGGCACTTGCAGCCTTGTGGCGGGCTGGGGCACCAATCACCTGGGTCGTGGTCGCTGCAAGTGGCATGGTGGGATGCTCCCCAATCAGCGGAAGCACCTTCTGGCGGCAGAAGCACGTCTCATGGGATGCCCCATCGAGATGAATCCGGTCGAGGCGATGATCTGGTGTATTCGGATTACTGCCGGCGAGATCAAATGGCTCTCAGATCAGATCGCCGACATCGACCAAGAAGAAGATTGGGTAGAGAACACGGTTATCGGGAAGCAGATGAACGTGTTCGTTCGCGAGCGCACCGCAGCGCAGCACCGCCTGTTCAAGTTCTCCTCCGAGGCTGTGAAGCTCGGACTGGCGGAGCGCGCCATCAAACTCGCGGAAATGTATGGTGAGACCATCGCCGCCTTCATGCATGGAGTTCTGGACGACATCGACCTAACGCCCGCGCAGCAGCAGCAAGCGAAGGTCGCTGTGCGCCGGCACCTCATCCTTTTGGAGGGCGGACGCCCGATTCAAAAGGAGGACATCGAGGCGGTGGCGTTATCTCCAGCGTCATAGACATCGAGAACATGCGGTCTGCTCTGCCGCCTGGAACTGCTCAGGCGGCTTTGCGCTATTTCGATCCGCAGCCGAGCCCGTACCTGCAAGACCCGGTGGTGTACATCGGTGAGCGGCTCAACGAGTTCATCTGGAGTAAGCAAATCGAGATTTGCGAGTCCGTGCGCGATAACAAGTACACGGCTGTCGAGGCCTGCCACGGCCCCGGCAAGTCATTTATCGCGTCAAGGATCGCCGCTTGGTGGCTCGATCCGGAAGTGCATCCGCTGGGTTCAGCGTTTGTGCTCACGACAGCCCCGTCTTGGCACCAGGTACAGGCGATCCTTTGGCGCGAGATTCGCCGCGCTCATCGCAAGGCAAAACTTCCTGGCCGCATCACCCTGGAGTGCATGTGGTACATGGGAGAGGGGAAGTCGTCCGAGGAACTCATAGCCATTGGTCGCAAGCCGCAGGACTATGACGAGGACAGCTTCCAGGGGATTCATGCTCGTTACGTTCTAGCCCTCCTGGACGAAGCGTGCGGAATCCCCATACCTCTTTGGAACGCGGTTATGAGCATCGTTACGAACGATGACTCCCGCGTTCTCGCTATCGGCAACCCGGACGATCCCGCCAGCGAGTTCCACAACAAGTGCCTCCCTGGCAGTCTCTACAACGTTGTGAACATCAGTGCCTGGGATACGCCCAACTTCACCGGCGAGTATGTCCCAGAGGATGTAGCAGCAAGTCTCACTTCACAAGGGTGGGTCGAGGAGCGCGCCATCGAGTGGGGTGAGGAATCCAACCTGTTCCTCAGCAAAGTCCACGCGAAGTGGCCCGACACAAGTGACGAGTCTGTCATTTCTCCGGCCATGATAGCTGAGGCACACGCGACCGACCTGCCCGGCCTCGTTCATGGACGATACGGCATCGATGTCTCGCGTATGGGCGAAGACAAGACCGTTATCTACCACAATCGTGGCGGCCAGATACGTCGAGTGGACTCGTGGGCGAAGATGGACACGATGAAGAGCGCAGATCGTCTGTACGACCACATAACGCGCTTCTACCCAATTCGCATCCCCGCTATGGTGGACTCTATCGGGCTGGGTGCGGGAGTCTACGACCGCTTGAGACAGCGGGGATGCGAAGTGGGTGCCTTCCAAGGCTCCGAGCGAGCGCTGCTGCCGATGAAGTTCAACAACAAACGATCCGAGGCCTGGTGGACGATGCGAAAATTGATGGAGCAAGGTCTCATCGACCTGGATCCAGAAGATGACCAACTCGCTTCTGAGTTGCAACAGCCGAAATGGTCTACCGATCCGAGCGGCCGAATCGTGGTCGAGAGCAAAGACGACATGAAGAAACGTGGACTCAAGTCTCCGAACTGCGCTGACGCCGCGATCTATTCAACTATCGTCGCTCAGCCGATCCTGCGCAGCGGCGATACGGACGTGTCAGGCGACATCCTGACGAAAGCGATGTAGGAGGGGACATGACCAACGCACAGGGATGGATCTTCGTGGTCGAGATTGGCGTGATCGCGGCGGTGTACCTCTTCAGCTGGGCGGGGAAGAAGCCGTAATGGCGACGACTCGCAAGCTCTGCTACCCGCATCCGCTCGGTTCCAAGAGCACGGTCAACAAGAAATACCTGCACCAGACGGGCGGCATCGCTCACAACTATGCTCTCGACTACATGGCACCAGGCGGTGTACCCGTTCTGGCCGTCGAGGATGGGACGATTTACCGGCTGTCCGGCTGGGATCCAAACACCGGTGTTCATCAAGGTTCGGTCTACGGGTGGAACATCTACCTGCAGACGAAGGATGGCCTGATGTACTTCTACACCCATATGGATCGACGGTATGTCAACGTCGGCCAGAAGGTGAAGAAGGGCAATATCATCGGCCGCGTCGGGCAGTGGCCCGGCGATCCCGGCCGCTCACATACCCATCTTGGGGTCACTCACCCGATGGGAGACAAGGCGAGCAGGCGAGCATGTCTCAACGTTGCCGACGCTCCGAGGGTGAAGGGCACCCAAATCCCTCCGGCCGTGTGATGCCTTGGAGAGCGATGGCATCGGTAGCATTCCTGGCCTCCTTCATACTGGCGCAGGTCGCCGCTGGTCTCGGTGACGGAACTCTCGCTGATGAAGCGCTCTCATTCCTCGGTGCTGGCCTAGCAATTTTGACCATACCCAAGAACGGAAAGGAACTCAATGGGACGCAGGGGAGCAAGTAAGTCCAAGGGCGGCACCGGCGTGCCGAGCGTCGGCGCCAAGGTGAGCAAGTCTGGCGTATCCGGCACGAGCCAGACGCCAAAGATGCCGGGTGGCAACTACCCGGCCAAGACGGTGCGAGGGCCGCGAGGCTAGCATGAGCACCGTCCACACAGAGGTTCCGGCAGCTACCAGCAACGGTAGCAAACCGCCGGTCGATGAGATCGGCGTAGTCCTACAAGGCACGCTGGGCCCGCAGGGGATGATGTCCTGGGGCATCATGATGGACGACCAGGAATACGTGCCGGAACTGAAGTGGCCGCAGTCGATCAAGGTGTTCGATCAGATGCGGACAGACGCGCAGATGTCGGCACTCTTCAAAGGCACAACTCTCCCGATCCGGCGCTTCGATTGGTACATCATCCCGAACGGAGCGCCGGACGCGATGGTGCAGGCATGCTCGCAAGACCTCAACCTTCCGATCCAAGGCGAGAAGAAGGTCAAGCCTCGTCGCCGCTCCAAGGGCCGCTTCGATTTCAAGAACCATCTGCGCCTGGCGATGCGCGGCCTGATCTTTGGACACGCTTACTTCGAGCAGGTCGGCTTCATCGGTGACGACGGCAAATGGCACCTGAAGAAGCTAGCCGAGCGGCCACAGAAGTACATCGCAAATATCGGAGTCTCGGACGACGGTGGGCTCGTCTACGTCCAACAGAACATCAACTCAGGCAACGCTTACATGATGATGAACCCGGTGATCCCCGTAGACAACCTCGTCGCTTACATCTGGGAGCAGGAGGATGGATCGTGGATCGGACGCAGCGCTATGAGAGATTGCTACAAGAACTGGCTCTGCAAGGACAAGCTCGTCCGGATCGATGTCATCAATCACGGACGTGCCGGTGGCGTACCGTACGTGGTCGGTCAACCTGGCGCTACACCTGCCGAGCTAGACGAGCTACACATGATGGCTCGCGACTTCAAGATCGGTGAGCAGGCCGGTGGCGCGATTCCGTACGGCGCGCAGATGCAGATTGCGAGAGCGGGGAACACCAACGTAGTCGAGTCGATGCGCTACCACGACGAGGCGATGGCGCGTCAGTGGCTCCTGATGATGCTCCAGCTGGGGATGACCACCTCCGGCAGTCGAGCGCTCGGGCGAACCTTTCACGAGTTCTTTGCTCAAGGACAAGCGGCGGTGGCCGATTGGTTCACCGACGTGTTCAACATGCATGTGATCGAGGATTACGTCGATTGGAACTGGGGTGCCGGCGAGGAGCTAGTGCCGCTGCTCGGCTACGACCAGGACATCGACTTGGCCCTGACAGAGATCACTGGACTGATCAATGCTGGCGCCATCGTTCTCGACCGCGATTTGGAGGTCGCTCTTCGCAAGGAGACGGGCCTGCCTCCGAAGATGGACGGAGCGCCCGATCCTGTTCCATTGAAGCCGCCCCCTTCTCCGTCGGGGTTTGGGACTAGTGGGGCAGGATCGGCCTCCGGCAATGAGCCTGGACAGCACCAGCCGAAGCCCGCTGGTACCACGAAGCAGGGCACCGGGAGTCAGGGCTAGCTGTGCGGGCGTGGCTACCGGCGAAGCGCACGGTCGGGAGTTGCTCCCTCCCGGTCGGTAGCCATCGTCCGCCGTTCGTAGTAGACTCTGTCCGACCAAGGAGGAATCATGGCCGGTAAGATCGACGCCCATCGCCGGGGCGAGCAGGACGGCGGCGACAAGAACATCCCCACCGCAAAGTGGGAAGTCCAGAACCAGCCCAGGCCCGAGTCGGCAGGAGCCATGACAGCTGGTGCCCAGCTGCACGCGGCGCTGGCCAAGTCTCGCGGCAACATGGGGCTCACAGGCTGGAAGTAGATGGCCAGGCGTAGCCGCTCACCCATCAAGATCAAGAAGAAGAATCGGGGCAAGCTCCGGGCGCATGCTGGCGCCAAGAAGGGCAAGAACATCCCGGTGAGCAAGCTACGTCAACTCAAGAAGAGCAAATCTCCGGCCGTCCGCAAGCGGGCGACCTTCGCTCTGAACGCGCGTAAGTGGCGCAAGACAGGCGGAAAGAGACGCAAATGAGCATGGTCATCGAGAAGATTCCGGGCACGCCACTCTCGGCAATTCGCAGCGTTCCCCTCATATCGACGGGCATCGAGTACCTTCTGGCTACCGGCCCCAAAACCTTCACTGAGGAGGAACTGGCGGATGCCGTGCTGGCGACCGAGGATCCAGCAATCGTAGACCCGAGGCTGAAGATCGGGCACAAGGATCCAAGGTTCAATACTCCGGAGCATGACGGCGAGCCCGCGCTAGGGCGAGTCGAGAACATGGCCATCGGTAACAATGGCCAAACGATCTACGGTGACGTTGTGACGTTCGACTGGCTCGCGAACCTGATCCCGATTGCCTACCCAGGCAGATCCATCGAGGCAGGGCTGGGAGTCAATGTCGATCTAGTCGAACATCACAAGACCGTCACTGGCCGCAAGTACCGGATGGTGCTCACGGCCGTATCTCTGCTGGGAGTGACCTGGCCGGGATGCTCGACCCTGGATGACCTGCCGCTGCTCCTCGACGCGGAAGGGCCGCCAGGCGTCCAAGTAGGAGGTGTGAATGCCGCGATGAACATCGAGGATGTCCGCACCAGGTACTACGAACACCTGGACGGTCAGGGTGACGCGACCAAGTTCTGGTGGATTCGTGGCATGCGCCTCAATCCCGACGAACTGATCGTGGATGACGATGATGGCCATCTGTTCCGCGTCGGATTCGACATCGACGGTGACGATGTGGCCTTCAACGATCCGACCCAGGTCGTCTTGAACTACACAGATGTACCGGCTCAGATGGCGGCCGGTATTGCCGCTTCGGCCCTCGTGGGCGAGGGTGAGGATGCCATCATCTACGCAACGAGGGCCGAATCGCGCCCCGACACCACAAATCCAGGAGGCACTATGACTCGCGCGGAGCTTTGCGCGAGCTTGGGCCTGCCGGCGGATGCGTCCGACGAGCAGATCCAAGCCGCCACGCGGAGCGTCATGGCCTCCTCGACGGCAACCGAGGAGGAAACTGTTGTTGCCGAAGCCGCTGAGGACGAGGACACCGAGGGTGACGAGTCCGACGATGGCGACGACGACGATGGCGACTCCGACGAGGATGTCCAGGCCGGGAGCAGGCCAAGGGCCGTCACCGTGGATGCCGCCGCTTTCGAGCGACTGCAGCACGATGCTGCGCTAGCTCGACGGCACGAGGAGGAGCGGGTCATCGCGTCCAACGAGCAGATCGTGGACGCGGCGATCCGCGATGGTCGGTTCCCGCCATCAGCAAGGGCCAGCTACCTCTCGCAGCTGAACAACCCTGGCGGTCGGCAGGCGACCATCGAGTTCATCAACTCGCTGGAGGCCGGGGTCATCCCCGTCCGCGAGCGGGGCAGCACCGGGGCGCAAGAGGAAGTCGCGGCCGGCAACGGGGCATCCCTGCCGGACGACTGGTTCCCCGAGGTCAGGAAACTGCGTGAGAAGCGCACGGTCAAGGCCGGGCGGGTCACGCAGGATCAACACTACGGTGAGCCGGGGGTGACGGGCTAATGGCCAACGACTGCATCCCCTTCAAGGAAGAAGCCGACCGCATCACCGGCAAGGTCACGCCGGCAGGCGGGGTCACCGGCAAGCGATGCGTTGTCATCACCGGCGGTCGCACTTCCACCAAGTCGGCCACCGGCGTCGATGCTGGACTGGTCGCGGATTCGTCCACCGACAAGTCCAACGTCTACTCGGTTGGCCAGGCCACGGTCGCTGGCGCCCGAGTGCTCGGCGTTGCGGCCTTCGACGTGCCGCAGAACGGCATGGTTCCGATCATCCGCGAGGGCATCGTGCCGATCACGGCCGGAGCGGCAATCACGGCGGGACAAGACCTGGACGTGGATACGTCAGGTCGCGTTGTCCCGCACACGACGGGCATCGTCGTCGGCACGGCGATGGATGCACAAGCGACGGTCGGAGCAGACGCAGAAGTGCTCCTGATCCTGTCCACGTAAGGAAGGGAGGTGACATGAGGCGAACACTACTTCCGGAACTGGAGCCCGATCTGGAGGCGATGTTGGATTCCGGCCTGAATGCGCGGGACATCATCATCACCTGCGAGAAGAAGATCGAGGCATCGTTCTATCCCAACCCGGTGCCGCATCCGCTTGGCCCTCCAACGGTCAGCGGTACGACGTACACCGTGGACTGGGCGCTCCAGCAGCCGACGCGGGTCACGCGGACGCTGATGGATCTCACGCTCCAGCGGTTCTTTGCTGACCGCGTCTTCACGAGCGCCGGTGGAGTCACTGGTGGAGCCGTGATCTACGACGTGATCCAGGTCAACGAGTTGTACCTCACTCGTGACTTCGAGCAGATCGCGCCAGGGACGGAGTTCCCAATCCTCACCTCCCAGCGCCGCGCACCGCAGGTCGCGACGGTCGAGAAGTGGGGCGGCAAGTTCTTCATGACGGTGGAAGCTCGGGATCGCAACGACATCTCGGTCTACACCCGTCAGATTCGGCAGCTGGCGAACACCATCGTCCGCAAGATCAATCAGCGGGCGGTGGATGTTCTCAATGCCGCAATCACGGCGAACAGCCGGACGACGACCGGCAACAACTGGACGACGGTCGTCACCACCGGCTCCTCCGCGAGCAACGCCACTCTGTGGCCTGGTCGTGACTTTGCTCGGGTCACCCAGATCGCCGAGCAGGAGGAGCTTGGCTACGTGTACGACCTGTGGATCATGAACCCGCAGGAATACTTCAACCTCGCGACGATCTACGGCAACTTCCTCAACGATCTGCTCGCGAGTACCGGCTACGACATCTTC